TTAATTTAATCTTTGATTAAATATATCATCTAATCTTAATCTCTTTATTTTATCTCTTATAACTTCTATATCTGTTGTATAAAGCCCCTCTTCCTGCATCCTCTTAAAATATAAAGAACCTGCAAATGTATATCTACTCTTTCTATCTGCTTCATTTTCTGTTTTTTCATTTGCATATGCAATTATATCACCTATAGCAAGACTTCTAGGCAATGTTAATAAAGGTAATCCCATAACTTGCCTTACCGCATTATGACCAGCTAATGATCCTGTACATATAGCTTCTGTATGATATTCTAAATTGATACAATTATTATTTTCTATTATTCTCATTGTATCACTATTAACTAAAGTGAAGTATATTATTCGATTTTATTTATTATTAGAAAAATTCTATATTTCCTTTATCTTCATATCCTGACATAGCTATCATTTGATTATTTTTATCTAATATTGTAATATCATATAAATCTGAAATAGGCTTTATCTTTTTTTCTATTTTATTTATAAGCGTTTCAATATCCTTTTTATTTACTTTACCTTTGATGCCGTTAAATACTACTTGAAGTGAAATTATTGGTTTCTTAGTCTTGTTTTGCGTTAATATATCTATATCACTTACGTTTTCTCCTTCTAAAGCTTTTTCTACTTTACTCTTATAAGAATCCTTTTCGCTTTGACTTAGCATAGAATCTTCTAGAATATTTTCATTTTGAGATATATTCTTATCGTCACTTTTTTCATTGCTACCACAACTTACAAATAAAGCCCCTACCATCAATATACTTAATAAAATTCCTATTATTCTCTTCATATTTCTTCTCCTAAAAAATTATTATAAATATAAAATAAATCATTACTGCTACAATAGCTCCATAAAATATTACTTGAGCTAGACTAACTAAAAGCATTATTAAATTACCTAAAAAACTAAAAAATCCTCCTATAACTTCTAAGAAGGAAGCTTGTTTATCCTCGATATTATTATCAATTAATTCTTTAGCTGATACTGTAGTTTTATTATAAACTTTATTATAAGCTGCACGTTTAGGATCATTTATCCATCCCATTCCCTTCTTTCCGTATAAAGGATTTATAGAACTTTTAACTGCCCTGTTGAATTTTCCAGTTGTTCTCGCACTTACAGATTTTTTAATACTAGGTGTTCTCATTCCAATTTTCATATGTACTCACCCCCCTACAAGAATATTTTACCATAGCAAAAATTTTATTTTGTAAATAAACTATAAAAAGAGCTACTTATGTAGCCCTTAAATAAAATTTCTAATTACTAAAAACATTACTATATAAGTGATGTGCATTAAATTAATAATAGTATATATTCCTAACGCTACACTAATAATATAATTACTTACATATAATTGTTTATTTGTAGCCATTAACATCCTTTTGATTAGATAATATAAGAGCAAGCCTATAATAATTACTTTTATTATAATACTTAACACTGGATTTTCTACTATATTAACCATTACACCATTCGCTTCTTTAAAGATTCCAGTCTTAAGTAATAATAAGGTAAATATAATATCAGTAACATTAAAAAAATATAATAATTGTATTTTCTTTTTTATATTTTCGTATGAATATTCTTTAATAAATAAAAAAATAGGACAACACCTCCTAATTAAAGTGTTGTCCTAAAATAAATTATTTATTCAATTCTATCATTTTTTTCTTCAATTAAATGAAATTTTTCCTATAAAAACAAAAATAAATTAATATGTATATAACAAATTATTCTGGCAATAATTTAAATAAATCCATCTCAAATTACAGTCAACTATTTATAAAAAAGCAGTAAGAATTAATTTCCTTACTGCTTTTTTAATATTATCTATACACAATTACCATATTTCTTATTAGTTGCTAAAATTCTTACTGCCATATATCTACGTTTACCACTAGCACCAACCCAACTAATCCATCTATATCCTTCATTATCTACATAGTAATCATAATATACTGATTCCCCTCGTAAATATGAACCTACTACTCTAGAACTTGTAGAAGGTTTTTCTCTTATATTTAGTTTATCAACTATAACTATACATTTTCCATGTTGTGAAACTAATTCACTACTATGGTTAGTAGATGAATCATTTGATTTTACAGCACTTAACATTCTTGATAATGGGAAGTTCTTACCTGGACAATCTGTATTATAATAATGCTTATGTCCATTTACTTCGCTTATTTTATATTTAGATTTTAAGTATTTAATTAATTCTACACCAGCATTAAATTGAGCTTTTGGCATATCCTTATCCTTATTATAATCACCTTCAAAACATACACCTAAACTATGATTGTTTTGTCCGTAGCAATTTGCTGATGTCACGTTATCTGGTCTACCTTTCCATACTGTACCATCTTTTCTTACATAATAGTTATATCCAATCATTGCATAACCCATATTTCTCATAACATCATTTAATTCTTGCACTGATCCATTAAATTCTGGATGATGAATTATTATTTTATTTGGATCATTCCATCCACTTACTTGGTCTTGTCCCTTTAAATATACTTCATTGATTTTCATTTTACATTACCTCTTTCATCGTTATATATATTAAAATAATAGATAAATTTATTATTTTTCAAACTAAAAGAGCAACTACTATTGTTGTTGCTCTTGTGGTACATAATTTGATATTGCATTTAATTTATTTTTTAATTCCGTATTTTCTTGTTCTAAAGTAGCATTTTTAGTAACTAAATCTTGTGCTTGTTTCTTTAGGTCATCTTCATTTAATAATGCTTTACCTTTATTTATTTCTCCAGCTAGTGCTTGTCTTAACTGCTTAACTTCATCTTCAGTAAGATAAGGTATTTTTTCTAATAGTAACTTATCAAACATATCAGCTTTAGATTTTGCTAGATTAGTTATACTATCTGTGATTCTATATTTTTCTTCTACTATGTTCCAAACTTGTTTAGCAGTTTCGACCTCTTCTACGTGTTTATCTAATTGTAATCTTTGTTCTACAACTTCTTTTTTCTTTGCTATATATTCAATTATTACATCACCAACACTTTTTATTATTGCTACTAAAACTCCTGTAATTCCTAATGCTATTGCTCCTAAAATTGGGTCTAATACTTTATCCATGTTTAATTCCTTCTTTCTTTTTAATTATTTAAATAAATGGTTTTGTATTGCATAAAAAAAGAACCCAACAAAACTACCTCCAAATAAGCCTAACGCCCATTTTAAAGCACTTGTAAGTCATTTTATACTGTCGCATAAGTTTTTAATTTCTATTCTAAATTCTGCTTGACCTTGCTCCAGTTGATCTAACCTTTTTGAATGATCATTTAATCTTGTATTATGTGTTTCTAATTTATCTTTAATTAGTTCTTCATTCATAACATTATGTCCTCACCTTTCTTATACGCTACCTTTAGCTTCCCAATATACACAGAATCCAGCTTCACATTGAATATAAAAATTATTGTTTTTAGCATAGTATGTTTTTACTGCTGGAACTCGCCCTGGGCCACCATACACACTCACTTGTAAATTATAATTATTATCTTTAAAACTCTTTGGGAAGTTAACTAATTTTGTAGTATCTTTTCCCATATCTACATATCCCCATTGGACTAGTAAACCACTTGGGAACATTTGATAACCATTTAATCCTATGTCTGCATTAAAATGTCCCTTATCGCATATTTCTTTATTTGAATAACATAAACGTCCATCATCCTTTAATGCTAAATATTTATTACTTTTTGTATTGTGTATATATGTGTCATTTGGCCCTACACCGATTTCTCCTAATCTACTATCATCCACACCAAATTCAAGGAATTTAGTTCTAAATCTGAAACTCTCGTTTGTTGCTCCAACTTCTTTCTTTAAATACCTATCATCGTGGTTATGGTCACTTGGTGATGCTCCTATATCTGTGGGTGTTGGCTTATTACCATCAGTATATATAACATTATGATTAAATGATAAGCGAGAACCATCGCCATTTAATTGTAGTCTTGCATCATAATCTTTTTCACTATTAGGTAAGTGCATATCAATTATATATCCAGTTTCCATAACTCCATCACTACCTACTAATGGAATACCAGGTATTCCTTTTTGATTTTTTCCTGTAAATTGACCATAACCAAATAGTTTATCACTATTAGTTGCGGTTGCAGTCTTACCTAAATAAGCACTATCATGATTATGATTTGAAGGTGACGCATCTACCCATTCCCTAACCGCAGTTGGATTATTGCAATATCTTGTATAGTTATCATCTTTATTATTTGTTCTAAATGCTATAGCTCCATTAATATAGTTATCATCCTGGTAACTACTTCTTAATAACCTAGCGTTAATATCTCCAGCACTATCTCTTTTAACTACAAAATTAGCGTCTACTCCTGTAGATACACTACTATTTGCTACTGCCCCTATTTCAGCAGGAGTTGGTTTATTACCTTTATGATATATTTGATTACCATTAAAAATTAAAGCTGTTGATGATTGATTTGTTGCACTTGATAAGATTCTTAAATCATTTTTACCAGCTTTTAAACTTAAGTATTCTTCTTCTGAACTACCGTCTACATCTGCATGTATTGTCATAGCACTATTATTAGAAAAAGGAACTGCTCCAATTTCTTGAGGAGAAGGTTTGTTACCTTGGTGATACACTTTATTATTTGAAGCATATATGTTTCCTTGAACATACAAATCAGCGGTGTTTAAATTTACTGGTCTTAGTTCCATAGCACTAAATTTATTTCCTCCACTTGGAGTAAATCTCCAACGCCATTTATCCTGGTTAGGATCATCAGATAAATTAAAATCCATAAATGTTTGTACACCATCTACTGTTGTAGAAATACTTGCAGTATCATTATTGTGTGAATTAAATTCTATACTAGTTACTCCATTTAAATGATCATGATTATGATTTGAAGGTGAAGCTCCAATATCTGCGGGAGTTGGTTTATTCATACTTGAATACATTATTGCCCATGAAGTCCATGTTGTAGCATCTACTTTAGTTGAACACCTAGTAAATACTTTATTGCTCACATCTGAATAAAATATTTGAGTTATCCATTTAGCAGATTTATAATCATTCCATACTAAAACATCCATTCTTCCGTAAGTTGTTGGAGCATTTGTACAGTTAGCACAAACATATCTTCCTGGATCTGTTATAGTATTTAAATCTTTTTTATCTAATCTAGTAGGTGCTTTTGTTAAGAAATTTTCATCAGTATAAGATTTCGCACTATTAAGTGTTGAATTATCTTTATTGTCTATTTCTTGCTTAGTATAAGTACCTATATCATTTGGAGTAGGTTTATTAGCTTCATCGTAAACTTTCCACCAAGTTCCCCAGTTACCATTACTATCAGAATTAAAATTTCTAATATATCTTGTAACTCTATCTTGTGGATATACGTTAATAAATTCTTGTTGGAATCTTCCGTCACTATATCCTCTATTTATTAATAAGAAAACTCTACATGATCCTTGAGGTAATGTTCCTTCGGGTGTATTTTTAAAATCACCTGCTCCAGTATCAAATACACAAAAAACATTTATTTCTTTAAATGAATTACAATCTCTATCAGATGGTATATCAACTTTTCTCATATAATTATCTAAATTATATTTATCTACCGCAGTTAATAATTTTTTAGCTTCTTCCAAACTATTATTAAGGGTTGTATTTTTATCTACTGCAGCACTATTAGTTTTAGTTAATGTATCATTGACTTGATTAGCTCTATTTACTTCACCTTCTAAAGCATTCTTTAGGTTTATAGCAGCATTATTTACTTTATTAGCTTCACCAGTATTAGTAATCAATTTATTATTTATATCACTAGCTTTATCTAATAAAGATATAAGTTTTTTATAAGTATTATGTTCTATTAATTCATTGCTTACTTTTTCAAATAAATTTTCTTTAACATATAAATTAAATATCCCCGTATGTTCCAAATAACCTTCATTATTGTATATTGCTAATCCGCATGAATACATACCATTTTCTTTTGATATTTGATTGGTTATAGGAAGCTCAACTTCTCCCTCTGTGGGATTAGAAATATTCATTTCATCAAATATATCTCCATGATTAGAATTTGGCTTTACAAATACAAATTTAACTTTTTTATTAGTTAAATTAATTCTAATTCTATTCTTCATTAATATTAATTTATATGTTTCTGTTAAATTATCATTTTCAGTAACAGTTATTGTATTATTAGATCCTTGGAGCACATCTATAAAAATTTCTTTCATTTATTAAGCTCCCTTCTATACTAATGTAAATTTTTCTCCACTAATTTCCTCATATTGCTCTGGACTTATTTCTCCAAATGGATTTTTATCACATTTAACTGCTTGTCCTAAAAGATTTTTATCTATAGCTTTCATATCAAAAGCCATTTTCCAAAATTCAAAATTATCATTATTCATTTGCATTACTTCCTTTCATCTTCATTATTTCAATTTTATTTTGTGCTTGTTGTTTGATTAACATATTTATAGTTGAATCTTTTTTCATACTATCTAATTTATTTTCAGCTAATTGTTTAGTTAAATTATTTATTTGAATATTTTTATTCATTAAATCTAATTTGTTAGTTGCCATTTGTTTTAATAATTCTTTTTGAGGGTCAATAAATGGCAAGGCTTTTATTTTATGCTCTGTAAAAAAAGCATCTTTGTCTTCTAAATCTAATGGTTTATTTATTTCACTTATTTTTTCTATATTAATAAACCATAAGCCAGTAAATAAATCCTTCTGTAGTTCTTCTGTTATTTCAACGCTTGTGGTTGGAATAACAGAATGTATTTCATCATCGTAAAATCCATCAAACTCTCCAGTTTCTTTATAAGCAAAATATATCATTTAATCACATCCTTTCTTATACATGTCCTACTACTAACCAACTCGCTTCTAATCCATCTGCATAAGCTTGTATTTTAAAACTATCTTTTCTTAAATAAACAGTTTTAATACGTGGATCAGTATTATCACCGTTGGCCATTGTTGCTACAGCGATATAGTTATTATCTTGTAAAGCTATTGGTAAATTTATAGTATTTAGATTTTTTGAACTTAAATTTGTTACATACCCCCATTGGAATACTAACCCACTTGGTAGCATTTGATAGCCAGGTAAAGCGAGTTTATTTTTAAAATTATCTTGTGTAAATATTTCTTTATCAGAGTAACAAAGTCTTCCATCATCTTTTAATTGCAACCATTTTCCACTTTTAGTATTACCAATTGCGGCGTCATAATCACCAACTCCAATGGTTAAATATTTGTCTTTAAGCCCTACATCAACTCTTCCCTGGATTGTACCCCCAGTAAGTGGCAATGCTCCAATATCGGATGGAGTAGGTTTATGTGCACTATCATAAACTTTATTACCATTGTAAATTAATTGCTCCATTGCTTTTAATACAACATTCTCAAATAAAACTGAATCTTTTGTTTTAATATTTCCACTTTGCCAACGTAAATCATACTGATCTAATGTTTTTAGTGCGTTTTCAAGTGCTTTATATTCATTTGAACTTTCTATTGAGTTACCTTGCATTAAATCTTCACTTACTATAATTTTCATTGTATTAGAGCTTAATTGCCCACCATTAATAGGCATAATCTTTAATTGGTATTCTGTTATGCCTGGTCTTAAAAATTTATCTGTAAGTTCTAATTGAGCTATGCCACCTTTAGCATCTATTACAGTTAAGTCATTAAATATTTCAATATATCTGCTATTCTTTGCATATACCCTTACTTGACAATCTCTTAAATCTACCACAGTATTACTTCCAATAAATTTAAAATTAATGAATCTTGTTTTTGTATCATGTTCAATAGCTTTAATTTCTGTAATTTCATCTTTATCTATATATACATTTTTCAATATTGTATATTTCATTTATTTATCACCCTCTTTCTAATTTTTATATAAAAATAAAGCCTTAATCTTTAAGACTTTTTTCTAATAAGGTGCTGCTCCATATCCACCATTTGCAGTAACAGAACCTGAACCACCAATTATGTCTATATATGGTCTACCATTATATCCAGCAACTTGGCCACTGCCACTAAATATCTTCCATTCTTCTTCTCTTCTTCTAACTAAACCAGGTAATACTTGGCCATCACCATGCACCCATTTTTTGAATTCATTATGAATGGATTCTCCCCTCTCTCCAGCAACATATTTTTTCAATAATGTTGATTCTTCAAATGCTCCAACACCAAGGTTATATGCAAAACTTGAAAAAGCATCTATCTCTCTTTGTTTAGGGTTACTAATCCCTTTACGTTTTACAATACTTAAAACTTTAGAGTAATAATCCCTATTAAAATATTTAGTCAAATAATGTGTTGCACTCGCCTCACTAAGTGGTGTAGATACTCCAACTAATTCGCCTTTTGTCATTCCGTAACCTAATGTTTTAACTCCTACACTATCATAATAATAATTAGGAGCAAATCCCTCTATTCCTTTGACATAATAAATAATATTTGAACTTGCTTTACTTCCTGCAGTTCCTCCTGGACTACTATGTCCATGGCTTGAATCTTTTATTATTCTTCTTGCTCTATATCCACTACCCCATGTAAAGGCTCTTTCTCTTAATTGTGTTCCTGTGTGTGCTGCTTCAACACACATATGCTTACCGTTTTTCTCTCCACTATACATAAATACGTGTTCTGTAGATGGGAATACTAAATCTCCTGGCTTTAAATTTCCTTCTGAAACTTCTGTACCTTCCTTAATTTGAGTGTAAGTTGTACGTGAAATTTTAATACCATTATCGTTATAAGCCCATTGCATTAAACCTGAACAATCAGTACCACTATCTTTTCCTAATGGTGGGTAATTACCTCCATAGACATACCACTTACCAATTAATTTTCTAGCACTATTTACAACAGATTTTCTTAAATTATCATCACCATCAAATCCACCACCTTGCGGTGCCATTGGATCAACTATTAAATTACCATTCTTATTAAAAACAGGTGCACAAAGTGTTATACTCTCACCATTAAAACTAGCTATAAGTTTCCCTTTTATATAAAGTGGAATCCAAGAATCAGCTTTTAATGTTGGATTATATAAAGTATTCCCATACATTTCAACATCTTCCCAAACTCTAATTGGAGCTATTTGCTTAGACTTCATAACATTATATTTATCAAATTCTATATATGAATGTGAAGTGGCAGAATCTTTTTTATCCGTATACCCAATACTTAAAGCACTATCTAAATCATTAATTAAGCCTATCAATGGTTTATCAGGATTACTATTTCGACATAATGCAGTTATTTCTCCTATATGATAGCCATTTTTACCCCAGTTATAAAATTTTAAAGCGTTGTTTTCCATTCTCATAGCCAATTGACCATTATTAAAAAAACTTGCTCCGCCTGGCTTATTTAAATCTATACTAAAAGAACCATCCATATTTTCTATAAGAACAGTTTTTAATTTTCCTACTAACCAATCTGCAAAAAATCCTTGGCCACTTCCGAATGTTTTCCATATCCAATCCCTATCGTCAGGTGTTCTTTCACTTGCTATTTCAAATCCCATAGATCCTAAACACATAGCACCATAAGTTTTACTGCCTTTTATCTTATCCTCAAAAAACATTGCTCTTACATTTTGTGGTTGTGCTACATCTCTAAGTGCTTTAAATTTAGTATCCATTGCATTCATAATGCCTTGTAACATTGCTGAATTAACAGTGCCATTATCATTTAGAATGTTATCTAATTTATTAGTTGTAACATCCTTACTATCGAAATAGTTAGTTTCTAATTCTCCCAAAGTTACGGAGTTATATTTCTTAGTAAGAATATCCCACTCTATTCCTACGCATCTTGATTTACTTTCTATTTCTATATCTAAATTTTCAACTGTTACAACATCACCCATAGACACACTTACAAGAGCTTTAAAATACTTATAATCTTCTGTATCTTCTAAAGTTATCATTTCTACAGAACCACTAATTTTAGGTTTATCCAATCCTTCATCAAATAATTTTCTAACTCTTTCTCTCATGGCCGAATATAATTCTTCCTCTGTTTCAAAACCATCATCATCTTCACTTGCATTTTCTTTATCCTTTAATTTTAAATCTCCCATATCAATAAAGTTTTCTAATATTAAAGGGTATTTATTTAATAAAGGTGAATCAACGAATTTTTCAGGAAGCATTATTCCATCAGTAGCAACTGGATAAGCTCTAGTTACAATTTCATCTGTATTTTCTGATAAATCAACATCAAGCATATTTTGAGAATACTTTACTTTAACCCCATGATCTATGCCTATTTTCTTATTTATATGAATATCGAAATTATCAAGAAATATTTCTCCACCCCATCTTTTTATGAATGTGTTATCTTTATCTCCATTGATAGCTTGTATGCTATTCATTCTTACAAAATAAGCAGTATTATAAGTATCTATATCAGAATGTCCTGTAAATCTTGTACCATTAAATATAATATCCAAAGCACCTTTACCATTTGTATTAACTGCTCTATTATCTAAAATCGTATGTTTAACTAAATCAAAAAAGATATGTCTAGCTTTAATAGTTAATCCAAACATACCTTTTTTAATATCATATATTCTAAATAATTGTTCATTCTTTATATAGCATACTGGTGACTTAATTACTCCAAACTTTTTTACTTTCTTCCATCTTCCTTCTTTATCATAAGGATGTACTATTTCAATTTCACATATACCGTTTAACTCCATTTTTAAAATAGCTGATGAAGGTTGTAATTTTATATCACCGTTTTCTGTAAAATTAGAATTTCCAGCTTTATAGTATTGCATAATTATATGCACCTCCATCTTGGTTGAATTTTAAATTTTGTCACATTGCCAGTATAATTTATTATATTTTCTCCTGGATCTAATTTAGGAAAGTCACCAGTTTTAATATTAAATAAGTCATTCTTATTTTTATATGCAAGTTCTAGTTCACTATCTATATAAATATAATCAGTAACTGGAATACTAAATGTTTTATTGTTTATGCTTACATTAACAATTCCATTACCTTCAATATAAATCAGTGGTTTTGATGATTCTTTAAATTGGTTATATAAATTTTTCTCTTCTGTAAATTCAAAACCCTCAATAAGATATAAATAAGCTCTGCAGGTAAACTCTATTTTAAATAACCCTTTTCTTCTTAATATTGTTTGAAATTCATCAATATTTATATCTACAACTTTATAAAAGAATTCAGGATCATCACTAAAAATTAACTTATCGTTATCTATATAATTAGCCCACTCTTTAATTCTTCTATACCTTTCTTTTATGTTTTTACCTTTTTCAATAAAATTAAATTCTACTGGAATTACTATATCTGAATATCCTCCAAGATCTGTGTAGTAATCACCATGTCCTGGAACTTCATGTTTGAATCTATTCTTTCTAGGACTTGGTATATTAGGACGTTTTACTATACTTATTCCTAATTCATAATTTCTTATATTATTAAATTCTAAAAAATAGGTCATATTACGTCACCCCTTGCGATTGCTCTAGACCTTTGAGTTTTCTTTATTAACTTTCCATATTCATCAAAGATTGCTTGTGCAATTGTCTTAGTACCAGCTTGTACATTTATTTGTATTAATTTTGGTTCTTTAACTTCTTTAGGTTCTTCTCTATCCATAACTTTTCTAACGCTATTTGTAACTAATCTATCCAATTTACTTAATGGCATAACTGCTTCGTGTTCCTTACCTTCTCCAACCATTGCAAGTGTAGCTTTAGTTACTATACCACCATTCTCAAGCATAGGTATTTGAGGAAGATCTATACCAAAATGTGAACCTCCTATACCTGGAACCCATGAAGGAACATCAAATCCAATTCCATTTATAGAAGATATAACCCAGTTGATACCTGAAATAGCTGCATTAATTGGTGCTTTAATAACTCCACCTATCATACCAAAAATATTACTTACTACATCACTTAGACCTTGAAATGCTTCTCTCCAATTTCCAGTAAATACACCCTTAAAGAATGTTATTAATCCATTAAATACGCCTTTAACTCCATTAAATATTGCTTTTACAGTTCCAAAGAAATTATTAAGTGGTACTCCTAAAAGTCCTAACTTTGTAGTCCAATCAGTTGTAAATGCTCCACTTAAAAAATTAGCAAAACCAACAAATACACTTTTTATTTTGCTCCAAACTGCCTGTACTCCATTTCTGAACCATTCGCATTTAGTATAAAGAACTACAAAAACTCCTGCTAATCCTAACAATAAGGTTACAACTAAGGTGATAGGATTCATACTCATTGCTAAATTTAATGCTTTTTGTGCTACTGTCATAGCATTTGTTGCTGCAGTAACTGCAAGTTGTGCTGCTTTAAATGCTAACATTTTAACTTTATTAGCTACCCATATAGCACCATTTTTTATTAAAACTGCAGTATTTTTTATTAATGATAAAGTAAGCTTTCCTAATCCTAGAACTGCTTTCAAAAGTCCTTTAGAAAAATTAACTAATCCTCTTGCTGCTGCTTTAACTAAATTCAAAGTAAATTTAATTACTGAAAGTGTAGCTTTGGCTATAGACTTAGTAAATCTAACTACTCCATTAACTGTTGATTTAACTATTTTTATAGTAAAGTTAGCAACACCTTTTGCACAATTACTAATACCTTTTGCAAATTTACCTATAAAAGTATTACCTTCTTTGGTTGCCTTGGTAAAATCTTTTATCTTACTAGAACCATTTTTAAATGCATTTGCCGTATCTAGTATAAATTTTTTATTGTCTTTTAACATTTTACTTAATTTTGAGAATCCACTTAAAACAAAATTCGTTCCTACAAACAATCCACCAAGTATTGCAATAACTTTTTTTGTTCCATCACTTAGACCATTAAATGCTCCAGCTAATTTTGAAATCCCCATTGAAGTTAAAGAAATGAAAGGAGCAACTGCATCACCTAAACCTATAAGTGCTATTTGGCCTTGATTTAATGCACCTTTAAATTTATATTGAGTTGTATTAGCTATTTTGTCATACGCATCATTTAAGGCATTAGAATTTGTTTTCATTTCCTTCATGGATTTATTATATATATTCATACCATTATCACTAGTTAACATAAGGATTGAATTAAGCCCTTCAACTGATCCAAACATTTTAGCCATTGCACTAACTGGTGAATCTGACATTTTTGCTAACATATCCAATTCATCTCTAAAGCCTTTTATATCTTTTTTTGCTTGTTTATATTCTTTTGAATTAGTTTTACCAGCCTTCTCTAATACAGTCATTTTTCTTTCTGCCTTGGCCATAGCATTTATTGCATCTTTCAATGCTGGACTTGCATTTTCTAATCCTTGTTTAACTTCTTGTAAAAATGGCATCCACCCTTTGGATTTTAATTCACTTAAATTAAATTTAATTCCAAGTTCATCTGCAGCTTCTGCAGCTTCCTTAGAAGGCTTTATTATATTAGACATAGCAGCTTTCAATGCAGTTACTGATTCAGAAGTTGCTAACCCTTGTGCAGTAGTTGAAGCTAATGATGAAAAGAGCTCTTGAGTTGATATATTTAATTGAGATGTAATAGGTGTAATTTTACCCATTGATGAAGCAAGTTCTCCAAAAGTTGTTTTACCTAAATTTTGTGTAATAAGCATTTGATTTGCAATTTTATCAGCTTCTTGTGCTTGAAGCCCATAACTATTAAGAACAGTTGATAAACCATCAACGGCAGTTGCCGTATCTGTAAAACCACCTACGGCGGCTTTTGTAGCAGTTCCCATAAAGTTAATTGCTTGACTTGTATCAACACTAGCAGATAACGCTTGATATAAACCTTCACTCATCTCTGTAGCACTTTTACCAGTTTGAGAACTTAGATCAAGAACACCTTTTCTTAAATCATCAATTGGAACTTTTGAAGTATCAGCTATTGTACTTACTTTAGCCATTCCATCTTCAAAATCCATTGCCATTTTCCCTGAAGCTACTCCAACACCTAATATTCCAGCACTTACTGGTTTCATTTTGTCAGAAACTTTACCAGCTTTCTCACCAGCTTTTGCAAATTTATCGCCCATCTTTTCTAAAGCTTTATTGTTGTCCTCAATAGCTTTTTTAGTTTTAAGAACTGCTTTCTCTGATTCTGATAACTTTATCTTTTGCTGATCCATTCTTTTATTTGATAAATCAATAGCTTTTTCATTTTTAGAATACTGTTCTTTTAATTCCTTTAACTTATCATCAAGTTCTTTTACTTCCTTCGAACCTTTGCCATAAGTTTGTACTGCATCTTTTTGTTTCTTTTCAGTTTCTGCTATTTTCTTAGCAAGTTCTTCATTTGAATTTTTATATCCAATAATCTCTTTATTTATCTGTCTTATAGATTCTCTAGACATAGCTACTATAGTATTTTGAGCTTTAAGTTTATTGGCCAACTCACCTTGTTTTGCTTTTAATTGATCTGTTGAATTACCAAATAATTTAGCCTTTTCACTAGCTAATGAAAATTGTGATTGAGTAACTTTAAGTTGATTAACAACTTCTTTCATTTGTCTTTGAAATTCAGAACTATTTGCTCCAATTTTTACATTTGCACCTGCCATTTATTCACCCCCTTAATCTTCAATATCTTCTGAATTAGCATTTTCTTCTCTCCTATTAATTAAGTAATCTAAATAATCTAAATATCCAAACCAGTCCATTTCTTCACAATCCTTAAAACTCATTAATTGTTTTTGAATTGCAAAATCATAAATTCCAAAAAGTATATCTACATATTTAAAATTTTCTTCTTCATCTTCATAACCATTTTCTTTGTCATATTCATCAAAAAAGGAAGATTCATTAGAATCTTCCTCTAGGAGTTTTTTGATATTTTCTTCATTTTTGCTGCAGTTTTATCTTCAATAAATTTTTGTATCTTCATGATCCAAATATTAATATCTGTTATATCTAAGTTTTCTAATAGATCATCTGCAGTAAACTTATTATTAAAGCATTCACATATAAAACCTACCATCATGTCAAAATGTTCTGTCCTATATTCTAAATCACCTTTCTCTGCATCAATTAATATATCTCTTATTTCATAAAATCTTCTTTGAGTTTTACCTTTTATAGTACCTAACGCAAAGTTTTTCTTTTCTCCATTAATTTCTAGAATTAAATTCATATTGAATCCTCCTTAAAATAAATTAAGCTGCATTCTCTGTTGGTTCTTGTACTTTACTAAACCAGTTTTGAATAGCAGCTTTTGCACTTGTATGATTTTCTTGTAAGTAACTTTCATTAACTCTTATTCTCCAGTTCTTATCTTTTTCACGTGGATAGAAAGTACCTTTAAGTTTTGGTGTTTGTGTCTTTAATTTATCTTCTTGTGTTTCGTAATTTTCTGTTGCACCTTCATTGAATTTACCACAATATAACCATACAAATTCATATTTTTGATCTGTTCTTTTTGCTCTCCATCCCATTGCAATTTCATTAGCCATATCATCTTGGTTATCTACTAAAAATCCGTTTGTAAATTTACATCCTTTTAAAAGAGCTTCTTGTTCTGGACTTAAATCATTAAGTTCAATTTCAACTTCAATTGAATCTAATGTTTCTATTACTTCCTCTGTTCCATCATCACTATAAGTTTTTTCTACCTTCTTTTTCTCTGTTACTTTTGCACTAATGGATCTTGCTAACTTTTTTACTGCCTCAGTTGTATAATTGCTTAATGTATTTTCAGTAACTAAAGCGATTGATATATCTCTTAAACCCATTCTTCTAGATTTAACAACTAATTCTGCCATTTAATCATCTCCTTCATCTATTTCTGCTATATAAAACCTTAATGCTTTATGATATATCTTTGTATCAGTTTCAAACTGATCTCTTCCATCCGTATATTTAAAACCAGATTTTATCATAGCTTTTCTTACATTTCTTTTTAACTTTTCTACATTCTCTTTACTCCAAATGTCTACTTGAAAATAATGTTCTAGCACCTCATTTGTATCTTCTGAATAATCGTTAGGTAACTCATTATATTGAAAGAATGTTATATGAGTTTTATTTAAACTTTCATCATACCACCCATATAATACTGGATAACCAAAAGGTGCCAAAGCTTCTAATATTCTTTTATTCATATTGCACCTACTCCAAAATTTTTATCATTTTACTGTATTCTTTTTCAGCTATACTACTAAATTCTTTTTTGTATTTATTTAATGCATTTACCAGGAACGGATTAGCTGGAATTTTACTTGTACCATACTCAATAAATTTTGCATAGAAATAAGGGGAATTGTCCCCTTTTTCCCATCCTACAACTACAAACAATCTACCATTTCTACTTTTTACAGAACTTAACGGGATCTTATCTCCCATATGTTGCCCTGTCCTACTTCCTTTTCTTCCTGAATCCCAAGGGTTTTTACTTCTTGGTGCTAATTTCTTTGCTTCGACTTGAGTTAATTTACCACATTGTTTTAATATGCTTTTATTTGCTCTATCATTTGCAGTTTTTCCTCCAAGATCCTCACACTTTTTAATTAACTCTTCCAATCCTACAAATTCTAAAGTAGCCATTTTATGTTGACCTCTTAACCTTTAAAATTACTTCTTCTTTATTGAATCCTAGAAAATCAGGTGAAACTATATCGTATAATGAATTATTCCATCTAACCTTATATTTTCTACTTCCATTTTCATCATCAATAAATAATTTTTTTAGCAATTCACAGTATCTAATTTTAATATTTAATATAGTTTCTAATCCTACATTATAAGCCTCGTATAGTTCTTTACCATACAAATTATTTATCTTGGCCCAACAATCAAAAACTGTATTATATCCATCAGTTCTATAACCATCTTCATCAACTACCTTTGTTTTTTCAACTATTTCAATTTTATTTTTATAAGCAGTTAATAGTTGCTTTTTCTTTTGGTTAAAGTCATTTATCATTTTCTTGCACCACACTTTGTATTTGTAATTGTGTTAATTGCCTTTGAAAATTCATTTCAAAATATTCTATTGCATTATTATAATCATATCTGCAGTATTCAAATAATAATGCCATATTAAAAGAACTACCCTCAAAATCAAGAGTAGTTCCTGCTATATGTTCTAAATATTCTTTCCCAGCTTCTAAACTTCTTTTAAAATTATCATCTTCATCATTCCAGGTGATTTTTAAACGTTTCTTTAATTCCTCTAACATTCTTTATTACTTACTCTTTGATGATTTTGGTGCTTCTACACTTAAATTTGTAATATCGAATACCAGGAATGAATCATTATCTTTTGGAGTACCTGTTCCGTACTGTTTAGCTAAATAAGTTCTTTCATCTTCTAAGAACTTATATTCATCTGAAAATTCTATTTTTTGAGCTGATCCAATTCCCATAAAGTAATCTCTAGCCATTCCAGCAATTAATTTACCTTGTGGTACTGCTACAGATTGAACTATTTTTGATGGAATTGGCATTACCCCAAATACATAAGTTCCTTGTTGAGTTAAAAATGTAGTTGCTGAAAAAATCTTTTCCCAGTAATCTAGTGGGTTAACTAATATTAATACTTGTGGTACTGCTCTAGTTCCATTCTTAGTTAATGGAGCCATTACTGTTTTACCTAGTGTAACTGGTGTTAAATCTGCTAATGGTGTAGCATCTTTATCAGGATAAACTCCTTCAACTACTGCACCCTTTAGATTTTTCATCATTCCTATTGGCTGGTCTTTTCCTGTTCCAGCTACTATTGCTAATTCTAATGCAATAGAAATTGATTCACTTAATACTGCTCTCACATATCTATCTAACCATTCAGGTCCTAAGTCCAGCATTGCTTTTGATACTGGCATAAATGCAGATAACTTATACATATCTGTCTTAGTCTTGCTAAATCCATGTTGTAATTCTTTCTTTATAGGATCTGTTAATTGTCCCCACCAAGCAGCTACGCAATTTGATTTTCTTGTAATCCATTCTGTTACTGCAGTAGTATTTTGAAAATCTATTTCACTTAATAGTTGATGATTTTGTTCTAAATCCTCAAAAACTCTATCAAATATAGTCTTAGGGAATGTAATTTCTAAATCAGTAAATCCTCTTTTTTCAATTACTGCAGCATAATATTTTCTTTCCTCGGAAGTTAAAGCATTTATTCCTCTTTTGTTTAAAACATTTCTATCATTAACTTCTGAACTTATAATTGATCTTGCTTCTTTTTGTGCTTCTTTTAATATATTGTCATGAATACCTTGTGCCATTCTAACTAAAGCTTCTGCCATAGCTTCTTTATTTTCTCCCTGAATGGCATCATTAACTTGTGCTCTTATCTCGTTCATATCTATTGTATTATCTAAATTTTTTATTGGCATTTAATCATCTTCCTTTCTTATTTCACCTCATTAAAGGCATTAAAAAAAGCTGAAATAATTTCAGCATTTCTCTTTTCATTTATTTTATTTTCTTCTTGTCTTCCTTCTTGCGTGTCTCCCTTATCGTTCATTTCTTTCTCTCTCATTTCTTTAATTGATATATTTGAAAGTTCTGAACGACAATTTATTTCTGTATCTCCGTAAGCTGGGAGTGGTGTTGCCGTAACTTCAAATAAATCAACTTCTGTTATATCTCTATAGAAATTCCAATCATCATCCCATCTAGTCTTTTGGTCTAATATATTGAATCCAAATGAACAACCTCTTATTAATCCAAGTCTTACATTCTCTAATAAATCATTTCCATCAGTTGTATTCGGTACATTTAATTCAAATCTTAGGCCTTGGCCATCTTCTTCTAAAATTAAATTTGAATTTGTTCTACCTACGACTTTATTCCAATCATGATTTATTAACATAAATTTATCTCTTGTTTTATCAGCAAGTGTTTTTAAAAATGCTCCTGGAGAAACTTTTTCATAGAAAGTATCACCCCATCTATCAGATAATTTAGTATAATCATCAGAAAATACTGCAGCATAACCTTCTAGTTTTCTTTCTTCTAAATTTGCATTTCTAAATTCAAGATTTACTGTTCTTTGCTCCATTATTTCCACCCCCTTTCAAGTCAGGATTTAGAACTGATTGATAGTTTTTAGTAACATAGTGTTCTTTTGACCAATCTAAATCTAATGGCTCTTTTCCTAGCATTTCTAAATTATCATCTATAGAATTTACACCTATTCTAAATAATAAATCTGCTGACTTAGATAGCTTTTCTAAATCAACATTTCTAATTTTTTGAGTATTCATTTTAACGTAAGTTCTTTCTAAGTAATCTTTTCTTCCATAAACCTTACGATTAATTTCTGATGTAATAAGTCTTGCTATTGGATTTATGCAAAACATTAAAAAGTTATCAGTTTGGCCTTCAACTCCAGCAATATCACCTTTAATAACTCCCGCTGGTACATGAAAGGCTGCTGCAACAAAATCTATAATGTCATTTATTACTGCTCTTACATCTCTACTATCTTTTGTGTTACTACTAGCTTTACTTTCATTAAATTTATAACTATTTGATAACGGTAATACTGCATTATCAGCTTCAAGATATTTTTTAAAATCTTCTTGCATCAACTTATCAAATGCTTCTTTTGCTGGTCCTTGTAATGGTGCTTGTCCGTTTATTTCTAATATACCTTTTCGGCCATTAGACTTCCTATAAGATGACATTGAAGTACCAAGTAATTTACTATAATCTTCATATAATCCATCAATTAAAGATTTAATATTATCATCATTTAGTTTTAAATAAATAACATCTGATTCTTTAAATATATCTTTTAACGGATAATCTCTAACAACAACATTTTTATAAATATCTTCATAGTAAACATACTCTGTATGTGAAAAATCATCTGCTACATAGAACTGATCTTCTAATTGAACTATTAAACATTCATTATCATATACAAGATTTGATATTACTTGCATCCAAAATTCAGTAGCATTTTGATTCTTATTGGGTTCTATATTAAAAGCATAGTAATTATTCTTTTTAACATATTTTCCTTTTTCAAATGTCTCAAATTCTGATAAAACTAACGCATTAGTTATAATAGAAATGCATGATTGAATAGCAAACTCTTTATAAAATATAGCTGCCTTTATATCACTAGTTACTGGCTTACCTTCCATTTCAGCACTAAATAAACTACTAAAAAAACTTTTTATTCCTATTTAAATCACCCCCTTTAGTATGAATAGCAGCCATAACTTACAGCTTCACAAACACTCTGAGGAATCTCTTCATCTTTTGATAAAGCGTGTATAAAAGCAGAAAAGCCATCAGTTTTTCTCAACTTAGGCTCAATCTTCTTATAACTCTTATTCCCTTTTTTATCTGTATCTACATAAATATTATTTGTATACCAACGCATCATAGGATCATCACCAAATATAATATTTTCATTAGCAAATAATTGCTCTACTAATGGAGCCAATTTATTATGTGTAATATACCCATTACCTACATCACTTAACGGAAGTCCAACTTCGTTAAATGCAGATGCTAATAATGACCTTCTATATCTATCTGCAACAATATCTAAAATATTGTATTTACTAGCTTTTTCTAAAAACCATTCAGCAATATATTTAGGATCTATTGTATCTTCTTTAAGTACAGTACATAATCCCATTTTCTTGGCCAACTCTATGTCAAACTTTATTTTTCTGCCTGGCAAGTTTAAAGCCTTATGACATATAAAAGTATGGTGGATCCAAACACGCTTATTTCCATACTTGAACAATAACCCACACCCTACAAAATCTCGAATACTTGCATAGTCTACTCCACCTATACATGAACAACCTTCAAGTTCTGGTATTTCTTGATTTGTAGCTTTTATTTTTTCCCATTCTGCAACTACAGTATAAGAATCCTGTGCAGGTCTATTCATTCTTTTAGTCATAAAAGTTAATGCAGTTTGGGGTTGAAACTCCATATCATTGTATTCTTCATCCATTTCTATTTGAAGATCCTTAAAATATCTTAATGATGGATTAGCCTTTTCCCACTTTTTTTTATTATGAACCTCTTCATCAGAATCAAGTCTATATAAAAGCGGTAGCATTCTAGTTGTTTTATTTTCACCTTTTAATATTGCATCTGCAATTTCTAAATAATCATCTAAAACCCCACCTCTAACTTCTCCGTTAGTTGTTATCATGAATGTTCTTGAATTACGTTTCTTACCTAATGCTGATTTAAATACATTTATATTTTTATAATCCTCATATTCGTGTATTTCATCAAATATAATACAAGCTGGTCTTAAACCATCTTTTGTTTTTGCATTAGAAGTTCTGTATTTTATATATGATCTTGTTTTCTTAAAAACAATTTTTTCTTTTGTATAATAAAATGCTCTTTTTAACTTTTTATTATCATCTATAATTTCATATACATCATTGAAACTAGTTTCTGCTTGATCCTCTGAATTTGCTACTATATCAACATTATATTTAGGCAGTCCATGAAAATCCGTTGTTAAATACCAAGAAACTCCACTTATAAAACCATTTTTACCGTTTCCTCTACCCATCATTAAAAATATAGTAGTCCAAACTAAAGTGCCATCATCATAATAGCAATGAATCAGACCTATAACGAATTTTTCCCAAGGTAATAACTTATATTTAAAATATTCCTCAATTTTAGTTACTGCTTTTTCAATTCTATCATGATCTATAAAAACATTAGGTTGTGATAGTTTATTTTTAACTAATTCAATACATTTCTTTATATCCTCGCAACTCTCTATTTCTCTACTTTCTATAAGATTCATATATTCATCAATGTATTTATTAAAGGTCATAATCTCCATCACCATCCTTAATAGATGGTTTCAATCCTAAATCATTTAAAATTTTAAGCATTTGAGCACTTGTTTTATTTAATTCAGAAATACTATCATTCTTTTTCTTACCCGTTTGCTTTCCATTATTCCACTCTACAGAAACGCCACGTTCTTTTATATCATCTATGAGCCTATTTTTAATATCCCATAAAGCAATATAATCATTTACTAAATCTTCATAGTGCTTTCCATAGGTTTCATTTTCATTTAATTGCTTTAATAGATCCTCTTTAATTTCATCTGCAATCTTATTTCCCAACTCTTGCACACTTTTTGCTTTTGCACCCTTTTTTGTGTGCGAGTTGCGTTGCCAGTTAAATCTTCTCTTCCAGGACTTAATTGTATTTATAGATACATTATATTTTTCAGCTATTTCAGAATATTTTTTTTCTGCAATATAGTCTTTATAAGCATTTTCACGAATTATTAAGTTTTCCTTTTCATTCATTTTCACCACCTCATTTCTTGAAATAAAAATCCATTTTGCACCCTTTTTTATTATGGGTGCACCCCCCCCTCATGCGAAGCTTCAAAAAATCTCTTTTGTCTAGAGCTATACCCGGCCGATACGCTTTTCCAAAAATCCGATTTTTTTAATAGGGGGGCTATCACCAACGCTCTTCATTCATAAATTTTTTCTTTTTGGTTCTATTCAGATGTTTATCATGGATCATGTTATGACATCTATTGCAAAGACTTATAAGATTATTTATATCAAGTGCTAGTTCAGGATATTGTTTAAGCTCCTTCATATGATGAACACATTGAGCTGGTGAAAACTTACCTTCCTTCTTACATAGTTGACATTCAAAGTTATCTCTAAGTAGTGCTTCATTTCTTTTCTTCTTCCACTTATAAGTCTTATAAAACTTATTTGTTTCTTCATCAACTATACATCTCTTAAATCTAGCACTCATCACTTGCCTCCCATGCTTATCTTATTCTTCAAATTACCTATTTCTTTATTATTTTACATATTTCATGGTATAATTTTCATAATAGAAAGGAGGGATTTAAAATGGAATATACTGAAAAAAATTTGCATCAAAATAAAAATGTTGAAATTCGTAAGGAGCAGTTTAACCTTGCGTCATGCGATAATACTGAATTTCTAAATTATCTTGCCCAAACTCCTACAACAAACTCAGATTCAAACAGCTCTTCAAATGAGCAAAAAAATTCAAAATAATACTTAATAAAGCTGAAGTTATTTTACTTCAGCTTTATCTTGTGATGAAATATTTTCATCAAAAACATGTTGTTTAATAACAACATCTTTTTCTAAATCAATATAAACTTTTTCAATTTTCTTAAAATAACCTCGTCTTTCTTCTACAAGAGTAACTCCTTCCAATATTATCTCACTCTTTTTACTATTTGATATACTATTATTTTTTAAAACCCCCATGGAGATTTCTTTGCCACCTTTGTGAATACTAATTACACGAGAATCATCTGAGCAATTAAAAAACTCCTTCCATCCATTTTTATTTTCAGAAACCTCTGGTAAATCAAATAATTTTCTTATCTTCTTATTTAATATTGTTTCAAATTTAAGCTCATAAATTATAATCATTAGACTAACTATTATTGTTACAATAATTACAAAAAAAATATATTCTCCAACAAAAAAAATATTATTCATATACTTTTTTAACTCTTCTATTTTATATATATTATTAGTTAAACATATCCATAATCCTGTTATAACAAATATTGGTAACCCATATAACAATGAAATTAATGTTTTTTCAAGTTCACTCTTTATTTCTTCTTTATAAGTAAATTGATCTACCAATGTTCTAGCTAAAAATCCTGGTGCAACAAATAATAATATTGATATATAATTCTCCATTAAATCACTCCTTCTAAAATATATTTCGACATATTAAGCCTAAATCCTTTTTGAACTATCGATACAAATAGAATTATAAATATATCCCTTAATATATATTGTGTGGCTTTTTCTACATTTGCTCTATGCTTTAGATAATCAACTTTTAAAGGCATATTAAAAAATAAATGACACCTTATTCTTTTATGTTACATTTAATAAATTTTAAAACCTTTAATCATTCTATTAATATGACTTTGTTCAACCCCAATATAGTGTAGTGTTATAGATGGATCTGAATGATTAAATATTTTTTGAAGAGTTACAATATCTTTATATTGCATATAAAAATGATATCCAAATGTTTTTCTTAATGTATGAGTCCCTAAGTTAAATAATCCAAATATTTCACCAGTTTCTCTAAGAATTGTATAAGCTTGTTTTCTACCAATTGGATTATTATATCCTTTTTGAGATTTTATTAAGAATTCATCTAAATCTTTATCTTCACAATACTTCCTTAATTCCCTTTTTAAAATTGGAGTCATTGGAAATATCTTTTGTTTTTTAGTCTTTTTTTCTCTTATACATATAGTTTCCTTACCTTTTATATCTCTTACTCTAAGCTTTAAAATATCACTTATTCTAAGTCCTGAATTTATTCCTATTAGAAACATTATATAATTTCTTTCACTATATTTTCTTAGATAGTTTGCAATATCTTGAACTTTTGAACTATCTCTTATTGGTTCAACATAATTCATTTTTGTCTTAAAGCCCCATTAACTCTTTTAAAGCTACTATGTTTCATACATTCATTTATACCTTGGCAAGGATCATATATAACAATTTCTTCTTCACAGCTTCCACATTTATAACCATTACATAAAGGTGAGAAAAATGAACAAGCACATTTTAATTTGTTTCCTTCCCACTTCATATACATTGGCAAATTTCTTTTTTCCATCTTCTCACCTCAATTTTAATAATTTGTTATTATAAGTTCACCATATTGTTTTCTCCCTTTGGCTTCCTTGGATATAGAATAGTTGACTTTAACTTCTTCAATATTAAAACCTTTATACCATTCCCTTACTTTCGGATGATCATTTATAGTTAATAAAAACTTACCTTCTAATGATTTTAATTTATCTCTTAAAATTAAATGTTCATTTTCTCCAAATTTATTTTTATAGCCACAAGTTTCAAAATAAGGTGGATCACAAAAGAAAAACGAATTTTTTCTATCATACTTTTCTATTATTTTTTCAAATGATAAGTTTTCTACATAAGTATTTTTAAGCCTTTCCCTTAAATCATTTAATATATTTTTATAGAATATTTGTGGTGATGGTTTAGTTGTAGTTCCATATCCATAGTTGTCACCTTTACCTGCAAAACTTTGTGTTATCAAATATAAAAATCTAACAGCTCTATGTATTTCAGTCAGATATTCTAATGTATAATTTTTATATTCCTCAAAAATATCTCTACCTGAAAATTCATATTCTACTTGTCTTTCTATTTCTGGAGCATGATATTTAATCATTTTAAATAAGTTTATTAATTCTCTATCTATGTCATTTATGACTTCAACTTTTGAAGGTTCTTTACCAAAATAAACCCAACCTGCCCCAAAAAATAATTCAATATAACAATTATGATCAGGTATTTTTTTTATTATCTTTTTTCTTAATTTTGATTTTCCTCCCATTCTTGTAATAGGTGGTTTTAACATTTTAATCACTTCCTATATATTTTGATTTGGGTTAATTTATACACACCTAACTTCATCAAAATAAAAAACATTTAGACTAATGAATTTATTAATCTAAATGCTTTTAAGGGGTTAGTGAGAAATCATAACTTTTACAATATAATAATAACATCTATATACGTTTTTTTAGTGAACTCATTACGTACGAAAATAGTAATAAATCCGTAACCCTAAAAATTTTCAAATTTAAATTGCTTATATGGATTTACAAATAACATATAATACATATGTTTAATAACTTTATTCCTTAATTTTGTTCTACAATAGTCTCCACTAAACCCTAAGTTATATCCTATTTGATCCCAACTAAGTTGATTAAAATTAAAATATCTTAATCTTACTAATTTCTTTTCACTATCACTTAATATATCTAAGGCATTATCTATCATATTAATCATATTTTGATTAGATATTATTTCTTTTTCTAGCTGTTTTATTCTTCTTTCCTTCTCTAATACCTCATTTTCTACTAACGAAGTAATTTTATATGTATGTCCAGTTTTTTCTTCATATGATATTGAAGAAGTTCCTTGATATGTTTTTGATATAATTTCTATTTCTAATAATTGATTCTTTATAGTTGCTTTTATTGTATTGTAATTGCTCAATATATTTTCTATTTTTTTAAAATCTTTTTTATCCATACTTACCTCCATTATAAGGGATTTTTATATTATATATTCTGGCTAGGAGATACCATATAAAGTGATATGGTGAATATCACTTCCTTTCATATAACAGTTCATTTCCTAGCCAGATTGATTAATATTTTCTGCCTATTGCGAGCTTATTGACTCCTTCTATTAAAAAGTAACATCACAATTTTTACAATAATAAAACCAATCCCTTTCTCCGTCAAACATTCCCCAATTATCTATGCCAATATCATCACATCCACATTCAGGGCATACTTGATTGCTTAAATTATTTTCTAAATTTTCTATATAATATTCATTCATTAATAATACCTCCATTTTTTTATATTCTGCCCATATTGTGAACTTATAAACTTCTACTTCAATTTATTTTCCGATTTTATAAATGTGTCTTATTGATTTTTTGTGATAAACTTTGATTTTGTTATATTTTTATCATCATTTACGAGTATATTATATTAGAGTATAATCTTTTAAAAAGTTAAATTTCAACTCCTTATTTACTCAGCAATAAATACATGCCTTGTATCTTCACAATAAATTTTTTAACTTCTACATCTGATGCTTCAAGAACTTCTTTCAACTTCTTTTCTGCATTACTCCATGATGACGCAATAACATAACTTGTACACTCTGACTTTAATACATTTTTCCCACTCCACTTTATCTTATATAATGATTTACTCATATTATTAACTCCTAACATCCACTTGATTTTCTTCTCATTCTACATCTCTTTTTTATATTATCACTAACTATAAATTGATAAGCATTTATATCTCTTTCTCTTTTCATCTGTTTACGTTTTATATCTCTTATTGTCATTTCCATCATTTCATGTGGTGTATATTTTTTTAATAGATTCATATTTATCTTCTCCAATCTAAATTTGCAATTTTTTGAAGTTTATCTATATAAACAAATTTTAATGTCCCTGTCTTACCATTTCTTTGTTTTGATATAATCCATTCCATCAAATTTTTATCTTCTGTTTCTGGATTATAATAATCATCTCTATAGGCAAACATAACTAAATCTGCATCTTGCTCTATATTTCCACTTTCTCTTAAATCTGAAAGCATTGGCCTTTTATCTGCTCTCATTTCTACTGCTCTACTAAGTTGGCATAATAATATAACATTTATATCTAATTCTTTTGCTAATAATTTTAACTGTCTTGTAACTTCACCTATTGCATAAGTTCTATTTTCATTTATATTAATCTCCATTAATCCCAAATGATCTATTATTAAAACATCTAATCCATTTGATTGCTTCATTGCCTTTGCCTTCGCTTTGATTGTTAATATATTTTGATAGTCAGAACAATCAGTTAGTATATTTCCTCTCTTTGCTAATTCATTGTAAGTATTACTTATTTTTAAAAATTCATTATCATTTAATTTTCCAAGTTGAAGCTTATTAACTTCTACATTGCTGTTATAAGCTAATCTTCTTATTCCAAGACTCTCCTCTGTCATTTCCATTTCAATAAGTCCAACTTTATAATTATTTCTAGCTAATCCATCTGCCATATTTAAAGCTATAAGAGTTTTACCCATAGAAGGCCTCCCTCCAATTACAAATAGTTCTCCTTTTTTTAATCCATTTGTTGCCTTATCAAAATCAATAAATCCTGTTTTCATACCTGGTATTTCTCCACCATTTTTAGCTCTTTTCTCTATCTCATTTAATGTCTTAGCAAGAAGATCTGTATCACTTAATATAGATTTTTTTGAAGCATTATTTCTTATAATTTTTTCTTGCATATATCCAATAATTTTATCTGGTCTTTTATTTTCATCATATAAATCAGCTATTGAATTATTCATAGCCTTTATAGCTTCCCTCCTATATGACTTATCTTTTAATATGTCAATGTAAGCTCCAATATTTATATTCAATCCACTTGAGATTAAGTTACTTATATAGGTTACTCCACCAACATCATCTAAGTTATCCTTGCCTATACTATCTATTAAAGTTACAAGATCTATATCTTTTCCTTCTCCAAATAATTTACACATATGAAAAAACAGTATTTTATGTCTTTTTATATAAAAGTCTTTTTCATTTAATCTTTCTATACATTCAACTATGTTTGACTTATTGTGAAGTATAGATCCTAAGATTTCTATTTCTGCTTCTATCGCTCTTGGTAATTCCTTCATTCTCTTTATGCTCCTTAATCATCAAAATTAAATGGCTTATAAGTCCCAGACTTATTTTTATTAACCTCTTCCTCTTTACTGATTTTTTGATTTAAATATTCTTCAAATTTACTTTGTCTAAATAGTGTTGATGGTCTTAAATATTTCTCATAACTTGTACCTTTCCATTCCTCATATTTATTATTAATTACTATTTTCATATCATCTACCGTAAATCCATCATTAATTCTTCCAGATATTAAACTAACAGTTGCTTTACTATCTGATTTATATTTGGTATTTGCTTTAAGATTTAAAAAATCAATAACCTCTCTACAAACACTATTTATATATTTAATAGATGGTTCTTTTAATAGATTAATATTTTGTTCCGACTTTTGAGTAGGTAGGGTTCCGACTTTTCGGTCGGTAGGTTCCGACTTTTGAGTAGGGTGCTTTTGAGTATCATCTGCTATTAAATCTATATAACTTTTCCCAACTCCATAAAACGTATATACTCCACCTTTCTTTATAAGTTCAAATTCTAGTACATTAGCCTCAACTAACTTTTTTAGCCTTCTTCTTAACACATCTTTTGATTTAATTCCTAGTATAGGCAACTCCTCAATAAGAGCATCAGATTTAAGCCAATAGAAAGGCTTATCATTAATAATCTTCATTACCATCTTTCCACTATCCTTAAAGTCTATAAAATACCTTAAGATTGATAAGTCTTTATCATCCAGATTCATTTCAATTGCTTTTGATTGTAAGAATCCCATAAAAGTAAATTTCAATTTCACTACCTCCTTTGAGGATTTTATGATATAATTAAGGTGCTTTAATAAATTAGGTGGCTAACGCCATCTTTTTTTATATCCTTAATTACTGATCTATAAGCTTCACTAAAGCTAAGTCCTCTAAAATATCTCTTTTCAATCTCATTTATTAAAATATTTATAATTTCATCCATAAAACTCTCCTAAAAAGTTGATATAACATGTCCATTTTTAACTGTTAAAAATAATCCTTTACAAGCCAATAAAATAGCTTCTTCCAATGTTATTTGTTTCATAATATCCCTCCATAATTTAAGATATGTAATACATTAATATACAAGGCTATTAAGCCTGTTCTTCTTTAGATTTGTAATACTCTTTTACTAATCTTCTACATTCTTCTGCCCCTAATCTCCTTAAAAGTGATTTGGCTGCAATTCGGCCAAACGCATCCTTACATTTAGCTGATGGTTGATTTTCTTCAATGACTCTAATATTACTCATTTAATCACCCCCATAAAATTAATTTATGCTTTATTTAAATATCTTGTTCCTAGATATTTAAATGCTTCTCCGCAATTATTTTTAACTCTGCTGCTCTTCGTTCTAATTTAGTGAAGAATTCAATAATAGTTTTTAGTTCTTCTTGTTCTGAATCGTCAATTATCCCATCTTCTACTATCTTTAATAAAGTTTTTTGTATTTCCTTGCTATTTTCTAAATCATTAGTTGCTGATATAGCAAATCTATAAAGATTTTCTATATTTTCAGAATCTATTGGTTGAGTAATTCTTTTTCCTATAGGACATTCATTACAACAATAGTTATTTAATAATTGTGGTGCATTATATGCATCAGCCATAATAACTACCTTATCTACTGGAACGACTTTGCATAAATCTAATTCATAATCAGTTAATGAATCTTTAGATATTCCAAGGTATTCTGAAGCTCCTTCCCTACTTGTGAATTTAGGATTATACTTTGCTGCTTCTTTTCTAGCTATACAATACACATTTTGTGCTGCTTTTGTTGGTTGCTTTGCCATGTATATTTCTCCCCTTTCATGAAATAATATTTATATACAACACTTTGTTGTTTTAGTTTCCAAAAAAAATATTCTCTATTGTTGTGTTAAATAATTTTGAAATTCTATAAGCTAGATTAAGCGAAGGATTTCTCGCACCCGTTTCAATCATTCCAAAGTGACTTGTTGTTATTGATAGTTTATTTGCTAATTCCTTTTGAGTTAATCCTTCTTTCGCTCTAAAATAATAAATTCTATTCTTCATTCATCCACCTCCTAACAACAAATTGTTGTTTATACCTTTATATTAATACAACAATTAGTTGTTAGTCAAGCTTTTCTTCAACATTTTGTTGTTTAGAATTCAATTACACAACTTTAGGTTGTATAATTAAAATATATTAAGAAAGGTGGTTACTATGTTAAATAATAGATTGAAATTTTTAAGAAATGAAAAGGGTGTGCTTCAAAAAGATGTTGCTGAATATTTAAATATCTCTACTAGTGCATATGGATTTTATGAACAAGGTAAAAGAATACCTGATACAGAAACTATTACAAAACTATCTAATTATTATAATGTTTCTATTGACTACCTTTTAGGAAAATCTGATATAAGAGAATCAGCTGAAGAATTATTAAAAGACAAAAGATCTACTATAGCTCTTCATAATGATAATGGTATTGATGATGAATTACCTGAAGAAGCTAAAAAAGAAATTGAAAATTTTATTGAATATGTAAAACAAAAATATAAAAAATAATTGTGCGTATGCACTTTATTTTTTTGTATTTAATAGAATTATTTTACTTAAATATAATATTTATTTAAATATGGAGGTACATATGGCTAGTTATTTTCAAAATATTAGTGAACCTAATTTAAAATTAGGTGATATTTATAACACACTCTCAATAACACCAAATCAGATGCTCGAGATTATGAAATGGGATACATTCGAAGAATTATCTGAATTATGGGTCACAGTTTGCTCTAATGTTAAATATAAAAACATTAAACGTTTTGCAGGAACTGGTGATAAAGGGAGAGATGTTGTCGGATTCTATGAAGATAATACTGTTGATATTTATCAATGTAAACATTATAAAGGCTTAATAAATTTTTCAACACTAAAAGCTGAATTATTAAAAATTTGTTATTTTATTTATAAGGGTGATATCCCTAAACTTAAAAATTACTATATTGTTTCACCTTTTGGTTGTTCAACCACTCTTCATGATAATTATTTAAAAAAACCAGACTTAATTCGTGAAGGACTGAAAAAATATATAAAAGAACCTAAAACTAAGGTAGATAATAAGCTTACTTCTGAAATGACTGACTTACCATCATTTTTAGCCTTCGTAGATTCTTTTAATTTTTCAAATATAGAAGAAATACAACCTCAACGTTTAATAGATGATATGTTAGAAACAAAATATGCGCCTTATTATTTTGGACCTTCTTTTTTTAAGATAGATTTTGTTCCTCAAATGCCCCCAAAAGAATTTTTAAAAGATGAACAAATTTATTTATCTCAATTATTAAAAGTTTATTCTGAGAAAAAAAATAAAAACTTTACTTCACTAAAAGAACTTGATCCACAATTAACAAGGCATTTAAATTTACAAAGAGAATATTTTTTCAATATACAGTCTTTAATTGATACCCTTAGAGACTCTATGATTAATACAGATTCTATTGATTTATTAGAAAAAATTTGCTGCCAAGGTTTATCTGAAATAATAAATGACTTAGATTATGATGGATTTCAAAAGTTAAAAGAATCACTTAATCTCGTTGTTAAGATGGATTTTAGCCCATCAGAATTAAAAAACTTACTATATCCTAATTCAAAAAAAGGATTATGCCATAGATTAGTTAATAAAGAAAGGATTTGTTGGATAGATGAACTATAATAAAACTTTAAACTCGCCACTTGAAGTAGCTCTTAGAGCACTAATAATTTTATCGACCAATACTAATAAATTTTATTCTATAGAAAAATTAGCATATTTAGATCAAATCATAACCCATATGAAGGATTATGGATTAATGGAACAAAATCTTCATAATAAAAGTATTTTTCTAGAAAGTGAATTGATTACTAAACAGATTTTATTAAAAAGAGGATTGCTTTATTTAGTATCTAAAGATTTAGTACAAGTAATTATTAAAGATTCAAAAATTTATTATAAATCTAATAAATTTAGTGATTTGTTTCTAAATACTTTTACGTCTATATATTATGATGATTATAAATTGTTTGCTAATATTGTTATTAAAAAATTCGGTAAAACTCATACTAATTTATTAAAAAATGTTGTTTTAGAAAATATTTATTTAAAAGGAGTTGAATAAGTTGTCATATAATTATATTAAATTAAATGAACTAATTATAGATGGTGAAAAACATTCTAATATACGCTTTACAAATGGGCTTAATGTTATTCATGGAACAACTAATACTGGTAAATCATTAATATTAGATCTTATAAGTTATTGTATGGGATCTGACATAAAATCAAATTTTGATGATATTACAGAATTAGATAAATATCATACTTCTCATCTTATTATTACTATTAATAAATTAAAATATAAGATTTCTAGAAGTTTAATTGAAGATACAAATAAAATAATTGTTTATGATTATTTTAATGACAAATATACAATTTTGTATGCTAAAAGTAATAAAAATACTTTTAGTAATTATTTATTAACATTGCTTAACTTAGATAATAAGCATGTTAGAACTCCAAAGAAAATCGAAAACTTGACTTTACACTATCTAAAAGAAGTTGCATTAATTTCTGAGGAAAAAATTATAAGAAAAACTCCATCACCATTTTTAAGTGGACAAAATAATATGATAAATAAAGAAAAATCCGCCATTCAATTTTTTTTAAGTAATCAAACTATTGTATCACAAAAACAAGTAGATAGTACGGAAAGTAAATCTTCTTTATCAAGCCAAAAAGATCTCCTTTCATATTTGATTAATGAGCAAGAAAACAAATTAAATGAAATAAAAAAAACTTTTAATATTAATACTTTAAAAGAACTTGAGAATAAATTAACTCCATTAACTGAAATTGCACATGCTAATGAGAATTTTATAAAATCTCTTGAAAATGAAAAACAAGATAATATAGATAAGTATAATTCGCTTATTGACGAAAGAGCTTATATTCAACAACTTATTAATACTTTAATTAATAGTTTATCTTTATTCGAAAGCGATATTAAAAGATTAGAATATTTAGTAGAAGGTTCTAATAAACTTAATAACCTACTAGATTGCGAGTGCCCACTATGTAAACATAAACTTAATATAGATGAATTTGAACCATTAAGTGATATTTATTATAAAGAATATAATGAGATAATATTAAAAAAAGAAGAATGTATTAAACTATTGGAAATTAAGACAAGTGAACTAGAAAATATTAATTCTAAAATAGATGATTTAGAATCATCACTACAGGAAATTTCACAAAAACAAAATATATTAATACAAGACCTAGATGATTATACTCAAAATTTACAAGAATTAAATAATATGAAAATAGTTCAATCAACCATAAATGAAATAGAGGATTCGAATAATACTCTAAATTTAAAGCTACAAGAAATTATAGAAAAAATTAGTAATTATACTCCACCGGCAAAATATAATTTTGATCTTACAAACGATTTAGTCGAAAAATATTTACCATTTATAAAATCTCTTCTTAAAGGATTTAATTTTGAAGATGAATTCGGTAAGATCAATGATATCAACTTTAATAATAAAAATTATGATCTTGTTATAAATAATAAAATTCGTGCTGCAAACGGTAAAGGAGTTCGTGCATTAATTTCTTCTGCAATGATAATTGGATTTATGCAATATTTGGTTGAAATAAATCATCCACACCTTGGATTTGTTATCCTTGATTCTCCACTTTTATCATTAAAAGAACGAGATAAAACTTCTAATGATGAATTGCTTAGTCAAAGTATACATGACTCATTTTTTACTTATTTATCAAAATTAACTAACCACCAAATTATAATTTTAGAAAATGAAATTCCACCAACAGAATTATCTAATTCATCAAATATTATAAAATTTGATAAAGATGATCCACTAAGTAGAAATGGACTTCTATAAAAAACACGAACTTATGCTCGTGTTTTTTATATTATAATACTATTTATAAATTAATATATGTATATACTATTGCCTTAATTTATAAGTTAACATTTATAATTTTAATTATTTATGCATACAGAAGAAATACTTATCATTATTTAATATTTCATTAAACTCTACACAAAATCTATATTAAAATATTAATTTTAATATAGATTTTATCACCTACCAGAACGTATGTTCGTATTTTATGATATAATTATCCTATGAATGTAATTTATGGGGTGATTAACTAATGAAAAATATAAATGATATCTATAATTTAATCAAAATAGAAAATATAATACTTGAAGAAGTTAATTTCAAACAAAGTAATATTGAAGGTATTTATTTTAAAGTGCCAGGACTATCCCCTACTATAGGTATTCATAAAAATATAGTATCTGACACTAAAAAATACATATCTATTTTAGCTGAAGAATTAGGTCATCATTTTACTTCAATAGGTGATCTATCTGCTGAATGTATTACTTATACTCAAAAATTAAATAGAAGTAGACAAGAAAAAAGAGCTCGAATGTGGGCAGCTAACTATTTAATTTCTGATGAAGAAATAAATGGAGCTATACTCCAAAATATATGTAGCATATATGCACTCTCAATCCATTTTAATATAACAGAAGAAATAATAAAATATAAGCTATTATCAATATATCTTAAAGAAGATAAATATAATAATATAAAGATTTCTATTAGAAATAAGGAGGTAGCTTATGACTGTTGCAATTTATAGTAGAAAGTCCAAATTTACTGGTAAAGGTGAATCTATAGAAAATCAAATTATAAAATGTAGAAAATTCATTGAATTTAAATTTACTGATGAAATAACTGAAAAAGATATAGAAATATACATTGATGAAGGCTTTTCTGGTAAAAATGAAGATAGACCTAAGTACCAAGAAATGATTTCTAAAGTTAAAAATGGAGAAATAAATAAAATTATAATCTACCAGTTAAATAGACTTGGTAGGAATGCTAGGGATATACATAATACTATGGAAATGTGTACTTCATTAAATTGTATTATATATAGTGCTACTGAAGGTTTTGACTCCTCCACTTCTTTTGGACGAGCAGTTATTGGTATATTAGCTTCATTAGCTCAATTAGAACGTGAACAACTTGCTGAGCGTATTAAGGATAATATGTATACCCTTGCTAAAATGGGACGCTGGTTAGGTGGTCAATCTCCTCTTGGTTTTAATTATATTAGAGAAACTTATAAAGATGAAAATATGAAAGAACGTTCTATGGCTTTACTTAGGAAAAATAATGAAGAATTAAAAATAATAAAAAAAATTTACTCTAAATACTTAGATGAACAATCACTATCACAAGTAAGTAAGTGGAGCTTAATTAATAATATTAAAGGGAAAAATGGTGGGAATTTAGATAAAAGTGCAATAAATCTAATCCTTCAAAACCCAGTATACGTTCAAAGTAATGATGAAGTATGTAATTATCTCAAAACTCTTGGATATGATGTGTGTGGTGAGCCTAATGGTAATGGAATTTTGAGATATGGAAAAGGTGCCGAAAAAGTTGCTGCTATAAGTAAACATAAAGGAATTATACCAGCTGATAAATGGCTTGAAGTTCAAAATGTACTTAAAAAAAATAAGGAAAAGGCTCCTAGGATGGGTAGAACTCATACCGCTCTATTAACCGGAATACTAAAGTGTCAATGTGGTTCAGGTATGAGGGTAAGTTATGGTCGTATAAAGCCAGATGGAACTAAGACATTTTATTATACATGTTGTATGAAGAATAACTCTGGTGGCGTTAGATGTAAATCTAAAAATTTAAATGGCAAAGATTTAGAAGAACTTGTTATTAATAAAATAAAAATTAGAACTGCTGAAGATATATTTAATAATTTAAATAACCTAACAGACTCTATAGATACAGTTGAAACTAATAATAATATAACTAGACTTAATAAAGAAAAAGAATCCTTAAAGACTAAGATAGATAATCTAATAAATAAATTATCCCTTACAAGTGATAATGATATTTCGCAATTATTTATTAATCAAATAGCAATATTTAAATCTAAGATAATTAAAATAGATAACGAGCTTGGTGAATTCAAAAATATAGAAGCTAAAATTGCTGAAGCTCATAGAGAAGTTAATATTAACCTTAAAAGACTTGATGATTTTAAAAATAACTTTGACTATATGGATTTTGAAGAAAAGAAAAAATCTTTAAATGATATCCTTGAAAAAATAACATGGAATAGTGATAATAATGAAATAATATTGAAATACACATAA